GAACAGATGCAATACAGGAATCACTAGAGTAGTAAAATCTCCTACTGTCAATTCCCTGCGGTCTATCGTACGGATTCTTTCCCTCAATCTCGTTCATAATCGTGGTCGATGTCTTTTGTATAATTTCGTTGTAGTATCTTCCTTCTGTTGGATGAATCATGATGTCGGAAAACCTATCTTTTCTAGAAAGGTTCAAGCGAATATCAACTGTGGCCTCCTGCCGCTTTTGGGCGTGCACAAATTTTTGAATGAACTGTCCAACCTCCTCAACCCTTAGCTGTTCAGTGCCCTCAAGAAATTTCACACAAGCCTCAGCAAGGTCGGGTTTGCTCAACGCTTTTTTGACCACCAGCACGTTCGGAAATTCTCTTATTGCAGCCGCCTCCTCCACAAAAATTTTGCGAAGGTGAACAATCGATTCTTCATCCTGAAAGTCGTCGCCTCTTTTCTTAAGTCGCGCTACAATGGCATCCTCAGGCGGAATCACAACAACGAGTCTATTGTTCAGGTTAGACAGCTCCCGCATCAAACCCGTCCGATGATGTGATTCGTCTCTACCGTACTGTCTGGCGTAGCACACCATTGATAAAAACGATCGATCCTGAATGTTCCACTTAAATCCAGTGTGTCTGTGTACGTCATTGTACAGCGTGGTCTTTCCCGCAAGATCGGGTCCTTCAATACACACCAAGCTTGTCGGAAACAGAAATTCAGTCACGCGATTCGCCTCAGTTTTGCACAGGACGTCGACATTCCCCAGTTTGGATCGTTCGAAACGTGTGCCATCCACATTGTGTACTTCTCGGGCTCTCTGTTAAACCCACCCCACACTCTGAGCCATCCTCGGCGGTGTTCATCATCGACCACCATCATTCGATAAAACGTCTTGCCGTTCTTTGTCTTCTTTCTGATAATATCAACAATGCAGAACCACCCAACGCCCTTATCTCCTGGCAAGATCTCGTGCACTGAACTTACATCTTTTCCCTTTAGCCGAAACATAAGTCCGGTGGGAAATAGCAGGTCGGCGTCCACGCTCGAAGTGAGATCATAGGAAAAATCAATCTTCTCCACTCTCGACCAGTCCTCAACTAAAGCGTGTTCTTTGAGCACTTTTTCTAGAAAGACTGTCGGTTCCTCACCCGTCTTCCGCAATTTCTGGAGCTTTGTCTTGGTGAGGCCGTAAATTCCTTTTCTTAGCGTGTCATAATTCTTGTCTGATGTTAGAGCAGCAAGTAGTTGTCGATGGTTGTAGATAGTTCCACTACTAAAGTCATTCAACGACCCAAGCGCCTCGATCTTGCACAGAGAAGTGAGGCAGGTCTTATTCATTTTTCTATGCTTCCACTTTCCATCCTCGTCGTAAAGCATGTCCACGAGGCTCTCGTAAGGACGAGTTTGAACAATTTCCTCCATGGCTGTAGAACCGATCCCTTTTACCGACGATAGAGGCGGAACAAATGCTTGGATCTCCTCCGAGTACTGCCACTGCTCGCCCGAGTAATTCACGTCGACATTGGCGAAATCAAAACCGTAGGACTTGATCTCACCGATCGCCTTCGTAAGACCGGTTGGGCTGTTGTTCTCCGACTGGAGAATTGTGGCTAGCCACTCCTTCTCGTGGTGGGTGTGTAGCCACGCGGCATAGTAGGAGTCGATGGCATAAGCAACGGCGTGCGATTTATTAAAGCCATACACAGAGAATGCTTCAATCGTCTCCCACAATTTCTGTGTCACATCCTCCGAAATTCCATGCAGTTTTTTTGCACCCTGGACAAACTTGATTCGCGCTTCTTCACGCTCATCGCCCTTTCTTCCCATGGTGTCGAGGGACTTTTTCACCAGAGTCTTTCGAAGCTTATCAGACTCACCCGGGGTGAATCCAGCCAGCTCAACTGCTAGCGTCATGAACTGTTCCTGAAATACGACAAAATTGAAGGTTGGCCCAAGAATCTTCTCAATTACGGGATGTTCGTACTTGATGTCGGCTACATTTTTCTTTGACTTGACATATTTTCTGTGCACATTTGCCTTCAATGGACCCGGGCGATAGATTGCAGTGAGTGCTGCTAGCTCCTCAATGTTTGTCGGTTTGGCAGCAAGACAGAAGTTTCGTGCGCCGGCGGCCGTGAACTGAAAGACACCGGTGAATCGAGCATTGTGGTAAACGTGCTTCCAAACATCAGCATCATCTTGCTGATTATACCTGCTGTTTAAATTCCTGTCAAAGTAAGCCCTGATGTCTGCAAAAGTCGGGCTAGAACTACCTTCCTTCTTGAGGATTCTACCAATACAGTTTTCCACATCCTTGAGAAGCGTAAGCCCAAGGAAGTCGAACTTTAGAAATCCATTATCCTCGAGATTTCGAAAATTCATGCCCTCAGTCCAGGGCGTTTGTAGTTCACCTCGAACACCAATGATCGGCATTGTAGAAGCTAAATCATCGGGCGGAGCAATGATTACGCCGCCGGCGTGGCGACCGATGCTCCTGTTTTCCATGAAGAGAGTCTCTGCGTGTTTTCCGACTTCTGGATATTTTTCCATAAAATCTCTGTAGCCTTTCGAGTACTTCAAACAATCCTCATGCTTGAGAACAAACACAGACTTTTCTTGATTTTCGTCCTTTGCGTGAGCCATGACTTCATCTTGTAATGGGCCGGTCATCTTATTGACCTCAGCAAAGTCGATGCCGTAAAACTTAGAAATGTCCTTAATGAGTGACTTAAGCTTCAGAGTGTTGAAGTTGGAAACCGGAATAACGGCGTCGTCGCCGAACAGCTCGCGAGAAGCGTCAATAAGCGCATCCCGGTCTCCGGCGTCGGTGTCAATGTCTGGCCAGCTTGTCCTGTGCCTTCCTAGAAATCTACTCCAGAGTAAACCGTGCGGCAGAGGGTCAATTTGTGTAATTCCAAGCAAATAATTTACTAAAGACCCAGCACCAGAACCGCGACCAGGGCCAAAAAGGGTACGATTTTCAGCTAAGTGAAAGATCTTGTACATCGCAAGAAAGTATGCCTCATATCCGAGATATTTGATATCAGACATTTCCTCCTTCATCCGTGCGACGTATTCAGGTTTGTCAGCGAGTCCCTCGCGAATTATAGCCGCCCTAATAAGATCAGACAACATGCTAAATGCCGTCTTTTCAGGCGTACCAAATCTAGGAAGCTTGACTGAAGTATCTATCCAAGTATCTTCACACTTTTCCCATGCAATGTCATGTGACCGCTCGATAGCATCCCGAACTAATTCTTCGTGGCCGTGATAGAACTCATACTGCTCGTGCCCTTGCTTAAATTCGTCCCACATCTGCTGAGCATTTTTAGGGTAGAGCATACATTTAAGCTCCTCCTGCTTGGGCAGCATATTTTGGTCGAGTTTTGCGCCCATCCACCCCAACTTTTTATACAACTCTCTTGCCTGCCACTTATCTGGCCCAGGAAAGTGAGAATCTGCAGTAGCAATAAGAGGAATTCCAGTGGTATTGGCCAAACTGATCAGGCACTTGTTTGTTAGGTGCTGCGCAGAAAGATCATTAAACTGTAATTCCAGGAAAAAATTATCCCTGCCCACACAGTCCACAAATTGATCTGTCATGTTCTCTAGAGAAGAGATGATCGGTGTCAACACACTCGGATCTGACACCAGCTCAGGCTTTAGTTCATCAAATCGTAGTGTCGGAAACTCCCTGTAAATCAAACCTGATGCGAGACCTCCCACACAGGCAGTTGAAACTATAAGACCTTCTCGATGTTCTTTGAGCAGTTTGTAGTCAATACGAGGAAAACGATAGAATCCGTGCTTGTACGATGCTTTAACAAGCTTGAATAGATTGCCTAGGCCCTTCTTATTCTTTGCAATGACGACAAGATGGTAATATCGCTTCCACTCTGGTTTATTTCCGCGGGAGCGTTTGGTCTCCTCCTCGTCTTCAATGATGTGACCGCCTTGCTCAACTTCTTTCTCGGCGTCAATTACAATTTTTTTAGTAGCTAGTTTTTCCTGTTCTTTTGAACTTTTGGCATCCTTTACAGACTGGCGATGTGCATCGTACTGCTGCTTCCAGTCGTCTAGAGAGGGCACAAAATAAAACTCAACACCGTAAATTTGTCGATACTTTCTACCCGCCTTTTGCACTTTGAGTGCATGAGCTCGAGCATGTGCTAGACCGGATCCATTTCCGTGGTCAGTTAGCGCCCAGGAATCCATGCCTTGCGGATCGCTCAACACAAAGTCAATGTGGTCTTTGGGATATCCCAGCCCGTCGAATGTGCTAAAGGACGAATGGGCATGCAAACCAGTAAAACGATTGGGTGGCCTGATGCTCTCCAGAATTTTCATTATCGATTCTCGCTGTGTTCTTATCTTATTATAACAGGTTGTGATCTCATATTACACGCCGCTAGTAGAATTGAGTGAGATCAATATTTCTTCTCCGAGCCTCCTCGAGGTACTTCAAGGGATTGTAGTCGGGGCTCACCTGCCTGATAGACCGCCAAGCATCCTCGATTCCCTCAAGCAGAGTGTATTTTGGCACCCACCCAAAATTGACGCGAAATTTCTTAGAACTCAGGCGGTGATTTCCGAGATAGTCGGTCTGCGGGTGCCACTGTACACACTTTTCCAAATCTCCTCCCGCGACCTCAGACATAATTCGAACGACACCCCCTGCCTCGATGGGAGTCTCGGCGGAAACGTTAAAATCGTCGTTCCATATATTGCTGTGGCAGGCGAGAGCGACAGCATCGCAGAAGTCCTCCACGTGCATGTAGTCCTTGAACTTTGTAGGATCGAGAAACATGTCAATCTGTTGTGCGCTGTCCTTGATAAAGGAGTAAAAGGTCTTGGCGATAAGAGAGTTCATGTCACCGGCGCCGCCAAAAGCAAAAAGTGGTCGAATAATCAACCACTTGTCACAGTGTGTTGTAACGATGTTCTCAGCAGCGAGTTTTTGAATTCCGTAAAGCGTTCTGGGCAGTTTATCTGACTTCTCAGAGATGAGTCTGTCCTGGTAGCTTGGTGTATCGTATACCACTGTTGTGCCCAGATAACACACGGGAATATTCAGTTTCTTCGCCGCCCTACAAATTGTGTGTGTTCCGGCGATGTTGGACAAAGTCGATTCACACGGATTGAGCGCCACCACGTCAGTGCCCACAACAGCGGCATTGTGGATGACAAGGTCAACCTTAGACATCTGAAGGGCGTTTACCCAGTCGTCGACAGAATTGGCATGAACACATGCCTCATCACCTCGAAGTTTCATCCCACACGAAAGATCGACAATCTTGCTGCCGAACTTTTCGAGAGACTTCGGAAGATTCTGTGCGATGAACCCCTTCTCACCTGTGGTAAAGACATTCATCTAACAGTACCCCTACTCAATCTCAGCACTATAGGGTTCATCCAGCAATTTTCCAGCGTTCTTGCACCGATCCAGATAATCCTCGAGCTGCTCGAAGGAAGTGCACACCTTAATGCCGCTTCGAGCCAACATCAGATTAAACTTTGCCCCCGCCGGAAGGCCCGCGCAAAAGTAGATGATCGGACGCTTGTTGGCGTAGGCATAGCCGGCTTCCCAGATTGTGCCGATATCCTTATCTCTCGTGTTGACGAGCAGAAAATCCGCCTTCTCAATGTGCTCCAAGTTTCCGTAAAATGTCGCGTCCTGCGTCTCCTTCGGCGCGCCGGGCGGACACACAAAAATTCGCCTCGGGCTGGAAAGATCGATCCAACTCTCACGATCGTCGAAAATCTTCTCGAGCTCGGTGAGTTCAGCCGCCTGGGCGGGGTTAAACCATCCCGCTGCCAAATAAGCTCGCTTCTTCATCATTTGTCTCCTGGGTACTTTGACTCGTAATTACGCTTGAGGTGGTCGAACTCGCTCATGAGCTCCTCCCACATAATTGTAAACACCTTGGGACCCTCTCCATGGGTGCCGTTCAATTCCTCGCGGCGGCACTGATAGATGGTGTCGTCCGGGTGAAATTCGAATGTATCATTTTTGGGCTCCGGCCAGTACAGATTGGTGCCGCGGCTGATCCACTTATCGCCCTCCTTGACACGGAACGTCTTGATGTAGTGCATGTCCAGCGTATTGAAATTGAACACCTTCGCCAGCTCAGGTACCGCCTTGCAGGCCTCAATCGCCATTCTCGCAGCCAAAATATTATCGGCAGTGGGCTGGATCTGTCGATCCTGACGTTGCCTGACAAAGCCGATCAGATCCTTGAGGTTCAACCTCATGTAGTAGAACGACGTCATGCACTTAGGCAGAATCATCCGAGAATCCATCATCGACACCGTCTTCGAGTCAGTCATATCGACATAGAGCTGCTTCGAGTCCTTCACGAGTTTCTTGTAGCGCTCCAGGAACTCGGGAGAATTCTCGATCGCCTCGGGCACCACAACAGGATCGTCTCTCAGGTCGCGGTCGCCGGTGCACTGCGCCGCGAAGGACCCAGCTCGGTGGCGAATAATGTGTGTCACCTCCTGAAAGGAGAGACCGGACAGCCTAAACGTGAACCCCAAGCACTCCATGGGAGTGGGCAGCGCCCTGAACTGCAGAACATCGAGCAAATTCTTGCTCTTAATCGATTCGGAGGCCTCGCTTGGATCGACCTCTTCGGGATGATCGGCCCAAGTGGCCTTCACATAATGCCATGCGACATTTCGGGCCTGCTCGACGGTCGGAGCGTCGATCAGCTCCACCCTGAGCGCCTTCAAGTTGTTGTAGAATTGTGTGTTCGGTTTCCTGCCGAACTTTAGCTCCATCGGAAGTTCGATGGGCTCGAGATCGTGATTAACGGGCATTTTTTCTCCTTGTCATTTTAAGCCGCGAATGGTCTCAATGATAATATGCATTATGTCTTAAGAATTCAAACAATTTATCGGTGGCGTGTCTCAATCCGGTCTCAATGAACTGCTTGTCTCCAAGCTGCCAAAATTGAACCTCCACAAACTCGTCGATCTCCCGGTTCGCAATTTCAAGAACCTTCGGGGGCACACGGCCCAGATCATAATTCGGATTCTCGAGGAGATCATCCACCAGCTGCGATACGATCGATAATTGTCTTGATGTCATCGTTCTCCCAATCGAAAGGAACAATATTATTGTTCTCCCAGACACTCTTGTTATAAGTGAATTTTGGTAGGAGTGTTTTCACTCCATGCTGTGCGAATTCCGCGGCATGTTTTGGCGAGTCGTCGATGGCACACACGACCTTTCCCTCCAGATAGGGTCGAGTGGCAGCCAACCACAAATACTTCTCAGAATGAAATGCGGCCGAGTCAAATTCCCTCACATGGTTTGTTAACCAGTCGTGCGTTTCGTAGAGGCACTTGAGCTCCTCAACCGGGCGCGCAGTGAGTATATGAATCCAGTACCCGGCAGCACGCAGTCGCTTCAATCCCAACCGAACATTCTCACAGACATCGAGCGTCCTGAGGTTCCCCTCGTTGATGAATTCGCTCAGAATCTGGTCGCCCGATTTTCCTCCGACGGTTTGACCGAAGTAGTATGCCTCAGACATGGGGTCAAGCAAGACATCGTACCTCTCATTCACCCACGAATAGAAGTTCTGTCTGAATCGGGCAAGCACATCGTCCACATCTACTACGACCATCGGACGTCCATCCCAGCATCCAATATTCTTCTGCGCGCGAGAGTGAAGATGGGCATCCCGAGACTCGAACGCGCTCACTGCCTCCTCCGCACTAAATCCCCAGAGATTGAGCACAGAAAGGCAGTATCGATAAATGTCGATCGTCTCGAACAGAATGTTCTGTTCTCTCGTGGGACTCACACCTGGTCGATGCTCTCTGTAGTGTACTGAGTCGGCTAGTTGTGACAGCTCCGAGTGCATCGCCAGGCACAATGTCTTGTGCTTTTCGATCCTTTCTGCCTCAGTTAAAACATTCGAATCGTAGAAAAGATCAGAGAAGGTCCTCTGGCGTGTGAGCATTTTCTTGAGATCCATTCTCTGTCTCAGTAGGGGTTGTTCACACAGTATCGAACAAGTTCAAGAATTCTCTCCTCGTCCGCATCTACACACTCGAGGTACGTCTTTCCCATCTCCTTCTTGATGTGACGCCAAATGTGCGCGTATGGGTTTCGAACCGCGTGTAACGAAGATTCGGGAAGAATCTCCTCTAGCGCCGATCCACCCGCAGCGACCGCCTCGCGAATTCGCAAAGCCACCTCACGTGACAACATCAGTAACCTCCATTGATACGCTCAACATTGATTTTTCCTTTTTTCATGTACGTCTCGAACATCTCGTTAGCACTGATGCCCGAATAAATCATGATTCCAACCAAGTAGTGAAGTACATCACACAGTTCTTCCTTGTAGGCCTCGCGATCGAACCCTGTCAGCTCAGTGCTTCTGTGCTTTTTTGTATTTTTGAGCAGCATATTCGACTCAAAAAGTTCATGCATGCACTCATACGCAAGTGATTTGAGAAACTGCTGATTTTCCTTTATGCTTAAATCAAGAGGAAAATTCGGATGGTCACGTTTATCACGCAGCAGCTCGTTAAATTCCACCTGTTGATAAAACATTTGTGCGAATCTATCCACCTTCAATGCCCTCAGTTCGCGTCGAATGATGTGCCCAGTACTTTTGCTTGCATCTTTTCCAGGTTCATTTCAAACGTAGAGAGGTACTCCGGATCGATATCCAAAAGATCCTCCTCTTCGATGAAATTCACCATGCGCAAGTTGTCAGTGATGTCGGTTCCCGTCAAAATTGCGATCTGCAGAACTCGAACTAGCTGTGCAATACTATTGTCAGACAATCTCATTTCAAATCTCCTGTATGGAATTTATCTTATGAACATACGCTACATTGTTCATCATTTTTGCACATCGGGGACCCAGTGAGTGGTTCGCCCATCGGTCGTCTTTTCTTTTACAACAGCGTTTCCCGCAGGGTCCTCCTTGTGACCGTAAACAAGAAACCGACGAGACGCCTGTCCGGCCTCTCCTGTGATGCTGCGATAGTCCCTCAGGGTGGCCCCCTTAAATGTATAGCTCGTCTTGAGAACGTACTGGACGGCATCATTGAGATCGGACATGTCCTCCGACGACAGTGAACCCACAAGACGATGGGGTGAAATTTTCGCTCTGTAAAGCGCTTCCGCCTTGACGTAATTTCCCACCCCACACACAATTGTCTGGTTCATCAGTGCCTTAGCGATCGTCCAGTAGGGTTTTTTATCAAGCCTCTCACAGAACAGCTCATCGCTCACCGCCCCGGACAGCATGTCAGGTCCCAGCGAATTCAGCTTCTGTTTGAGCATCCATTTACCCACAACAAACTTGAGGGTGCCAAAATTTCTCTTGTCGTTGAAAAAGACAGAATCTCCTGTGTCAAAATCAAACCTGATCCGTGAGTACTTCTCTTTCTTGGTCGACCACGACCCAGTCATTCCGAGGGTGTTAAGCAGGAACCGATCATTATTAAACATCCAGAAAATGAGCTTTCCCTTGACACCAATTCCGACCACCCGGGCCGGAAGATTCTCGGTCATGTCCTCGATTCCAGGAAGAGGTTTCTTGGTATATCGCCCGGACACCGGTGTGACACTCACAAGGTGTCGAATGCCGACATTTTGGGACAATCCCTCACCGATTATCTTAACTTCGGGTCCCTCAGGCATAGATAACCCCCAGAGTCACGACGTTTGCTTCTGTGTATAGGCAAGAACACACTTAGGTATTCTAATGGGCGCTGCGCAAGAGTTCAACAGAGATCATCTGCGATTACTTGTCGAGTCGCCAATGAACGAAGGTTGGAAATCTCAAACTGCCGTCCGGTGTGATCTCCTGATATCGACACTCGGCGGTCATTCCGAGGTAGCTGTCCCGATTATTCCAGATCTCAGACCGCTGCTCATCATCAAAGCCAGAACCCACATTCACCTCGACACCGCGGAAGTCGACGAGAATCGAACCCAGCTTGTCCCGATGTTTTCCGGTACCCTCTTTGAACCCGATGACCTCCAGGTCGATATCGTGGAATGATTTGACCTTCAGCATGCCCCGGGAGCGACCGAACTTGTACACAGCATCGGGATTCTTGACCATCGCGCCTTCGTAACCCTGCTCCTCCCATATTTTCTGCTGCGCGGAAATAGCACCCGTCTCGCAGTCAATTTCCTTCTGCTCAACCAGCAGCACTCCGTCAAGTGAGTGCTCATTACAGATTTTTTCGAGTCGCCGGCGGCGGTCCCTGAGCGGGCTGGTTCCCTTTTTGCTGTCCCACTCCTCCAGAGTCACGGCATCAAACAGCGCCAAATAGGCTGAGGAGACGTCGACGTTCTTCTTGCGGTGGACCTGTCGCATTAGTGCGGTAAAGTCATTAGACATGATCTCGCCGTCGTAGACACCGTCGGGCAGATTTGCCAGCTGGGCACCGATGGCGGCGTCAAAGTTGGTGATGAGCTTTCCGCTGCGAGCGAACATTTGGCACTCACCGCTTCGAACTACCGCAAGGCACCTGATTCCGTCCAGTTTGGGCTCAATTCGAATCTTCCCAGGCAACTTTTTGACGTGCTTCTCATGCCACGTCTCTGCCAGCTGGACCTCGAACGTGCTGATCAATCCCGGAAAGACCTTATTGATCGTCTTGGTCGAGGCGCCGATCGCGAGGTGTTTCTTCAGAATTTTTCGCATCCACTTCTCGTCCGCGTCAGAAACCGAGGAAAAAGTCCGGTGCATCAAATCGACCGCGGCATTTCCGGTGACCTCTCGGCTCGCGCAGGAATCCGCAGCATCAAAAAATCGACACCACTTCGTCGATTCATCCCCGTAGACTTCTCGATTCACCACTTTGGGGACCTTGACAACGTTAAAATTGATGAACGGATCGAGTCCGTACTTCAGTGCCTTTTTAAGCTGGGAATTTTTCGAGTTGCTTTTAAGAATGTCGATCTTGGCATTTGAGCCACGCGTTTTTTTGATCTGTTCTAAGATTGCTGCGACCTTCATTGTTATTCTCCTTCCAGCTTGTATCGTTTGGCGAGCTCGTGCATCTGAAATTCTCCAGACACCTCCGCGGCGTATCCTCATTATATCACTCATGAGTAACGCTTACACGACAGTAATCACTCAATCACCTCAATATACGATTTGCCATGAACGGCAGCTTGTTCCACAATATTCAAGGCCTTCAAAGTTCCATCATCGGTCATGACCACATCATCTTCAATACAAATTCCTGTTTGCTCACG